ATATAAGAGTGGCAGTAGCAGAACCACCTGACAGACTTGAAGAAACTGCATAGATATTTGCCGAATCATCGACAGTAAACGTTTGTGTCCAATCTATGCCGCCTTCTGGCAACGCGCTCGGTGTTCCTTCAATGAAGTCGCTGAGAGTATTATGGAAACCAGCAGTGGTATTAACAAGACTATGCGCTGCAGAAATATAGCGACTCGGGAAATCGTCAGGGTTCGTGATCGATACTGTAAACTCAGATGCAGGTTCATCCCACATTAGAGTCTCAGTAAAATTAGAGAACTCAGGAGAGAACGTTGCCAACTCTACTTCGAGTTGATTGTCAACGAAGCGTACTGCTCGAATAGAGTACTCGCTGGAATCTTCATGGAATATAGAAGTTGTTCTAAACTGATTCTGATCTCCGCTAGGCAACCAACCAAAGTAAGGGTGTTCTTCAGGTTCTTCATGCTCGCCGACATGGAAACCAAGTTCTACCAGTTTATCAACAACTGCCGAGTCGTCTTTATCGTCGAATACGCTCGTCGGAAACTGAACATTATCGAGGAAACCAAGTTCTAGTATTTTGTTCGCTGTTTGCGAATCGCTCAGGTTGTCGAATATACTAGGAGGGACAGTAACCGGAGGAACATTATTAATGAAACCAAGGTCAAGTATCTTTGAAAGAACTTCTGAGTCAGACTTTCCATCAAAAATACTTGAAGAATGATGATGCGAACCGTTCTGGAATCCTAGGGTGATCAGTTTACTCGAGAGTTCCGAGTCCGTCATTCCCTCAACGTTATTGTCACCACCAGTCGTAACGCCAAGTCGAGCAATCGCATCACTGAGTGTTTCGACACGGAACTTTCGCTTTTGCGAGTCGAAGATAAGTATCGAACCGTCGTCAACTTCTTTTTCTCTGATTGACTTGTATTCGACGTCGCGGTTGTCAAGTAACTGGAATGAACCACCGCCAGCAGCACCGCCGCCACCGACATTGTTTGATATCGTCGTTAAACGTTGAGTGATCCTCTGACTTGCTTCTTTCTCGAAGTCTGTGAACCGCTTGGTTAGATCCTCAGAAAGAGATAAGAACTTAGGTTCATAGTCCGGTGCCGCTTCGCCGCGATCGCCCTGAAGACCCTGTGGACCAGATGGTCCCATTGGACCGACTTCGCCGCGAAGACCTCGCTCGCCTTGTAAACCTTGAAGACCTTGAAGACCCTGTTCGCCTTTCTCTCCCCTGAGTCCTGGGAAACCGCGTTCCCCTTGAGGACCAGCAGGACCTATTGGTCCAGTATCGCCCCGCTCTCCTTGCTCACCAGAAACAAAGTTCTCGACGATCTGACCGCCTTTGACGACGACCTTTTCGCCTTTGATACCGCGATCGCCTTTATAACCTTTGTCACCGCGCTCACCTCTTTCTCCGCGCGCACCTTGTGGCCCGCGAGGACCACGAAGTCCCTCGGCAACTAATTTCGAAACGGTTTCCCCCAGTTTCGAATCGATCTCTTCTTGTAGTCGTTTTTCTTGCTTTTTTAGTTCTTCAGTTGTATAAGCAATGTTAAAAGCATAAACGACCTCTGGGTCTAGCTTTGACATGGACTCTTATCGCTCTTCGTCGTCTACCAATTTATTCATATACCGATTCATCGTCTCCATCAATTCTTCTTGCTGAGTCGGTATGTAACGATCGCCTTCTAGTTCGATCTCTTCGTTATAACAGTCTTGAGCGGTGTCCGAGTTCCCATCTTTATATAAAAAATGCTCTTCTTGTTGTTGAGGTTGCTGTTGCGGTTTTTCTTCTTGTTCTTCTTCGTCTCTAGGTTCTTCGCCAGCGATTTCCTTTTCCATATCCTTGATGTCGTCATCAGAGAGTCGTAGCACTGAACGCTGAACCCATTCTTTCGAGAAGTAATCGCCAACATACTGCGAAACTTGATCAAGCAACGCCATACGTTCGCGAAGAACTTCTGATTCTTTCAACTCTGTAAAGTGATTATCCTTCACATAGTTGATGTAAATGTCGTCTTTCCATCCGTCCCAGTCTTGCTCGGTGATAATACCCTTGAGCAGTAACTGCTTGCGGAGAATCCCTAGGAACATCCAAGAGAAACGACGACGGAGTCGGTCAATAAACTTCTGGAACTTAATCTCATCCCTAGAAATTTCAGAAGAACGACCCAGTGAAAACTGTGCCTCTTGTTCCAGACGGTTGACCGGAACATTGAGTGAACGATACAATCTCTTTTGAAAGTAGATGATATCGTCGATCTGCCCGAGGTTCTCGCCCCCAGGAAGCGTGGTGATTTCAGTACCGCGACCGTTCTCTCGGCGAGGCAACCAGAAATCTTCAAGCATTGACATATGCTTGCGGTCATCTTTGATCTGACCTGTGTTGGCATCGTACACCAGTTTGTTACGGTACTTTGCCTGAATATCTTTCATGTACTGATCTGCCTTACCGCGTGGCAAGTTACCCACGTCGATATAGAAGATACGTCGCTCGGGCGCACGCGCGAGGCGGTAGATTACCAGAGAGTCTTCCATCATACGCAACTGGTTGATTGGTTTGAGCGCTTTATGAAGGTGGGAAAGTACCTTCTTTCTTGACTCATCCAATACACCAGATGACACATAACTAATTGCGTCAGTCGAGATACGAACTGCAGTATTAGTTGCCGCAGATGCTGTCGCCTTCGACGTTCCTGGTTTTTCTTCATACACATAGTATTCGTCGATCTTATCCACAATCTTAACGTTTGTCTTCGGATCTTTCTTATACTTGACTTCTTTTACTTTACGAATCTTCGCTGCATCAATATTACGAATCTCTTGAATACCTGCTTTGAGGTTTGATTCGTTTACTAACAGGTGATGCACCACACGACCGTCGACATACCATCCACGGAATATATCGTGTGCTAATTCGTTGAAGTCCAGCATTCCGACAACGCGGTCAAACTCTTCGCGAATCTGATCCTTAATTTTGTTGGGCGCTTCTACATCATCGAGCGACAACTCTACTGAAGACTGCAACTCAGAAGCAGAGATTGCTTCGTTAACAACCTCTTCGATTGCCATGTCAACTTCAGGGTGTTGTGAAACGCCGCGATAGCGCATAATCAACTGGTGATTGTCTTTCGCCTGATCGCCTTCGATATTGATGTATTGACCATAGTAACCCGCTCCGCTAGTTACATAACCAGCACCGTCAGGGTCAGTAGGTGGGACTGGAGAAGGTAGTTCTTTCTTCTCTCCTGTTTTTCCTTGTGCTTTTCGGAGTTCATATCCGAAAAGTTTGAATATATTGTTCTGTTCCTCTGCCATCGTTCTTTCCCAAAGATATAGTTCCTAAACGAAAACGCCCAAGGGACTACACCTCTGGTGAAATCTGAGCGCCCTAAAATAATTTTATAACACAATTACATAAATTTTTTTCACGTTTCTCACTTGCCGCTCAGGCAACCCATTCAATATATTCAGTAAAAATGGTGGGGGGTTTCGCCCCCACCTCATTTAGTTTTAACTTGTAGTATTGCTTTCCCAATACTGGTATGAGAATGAAACAGTAAACTGCTCAATCTCACCACGCGTGTCATAACTTAACTCGATTGGACTGAGTACTGTCGGAAACGCTCCACGTATATTTATACGCTTAATAACCGACTCGTCACGATCTAACTGTTCAACGATCAAATCTGACTGATAGTCAACTGGGTTGACCAGACCAGTGTTTGCCGCATGACCGTTAATACCGTTCATCCAACGCTCCATCGGATCACGTATACCAAAGTCAGTATCGTTGATGATTGTTACTGTCCAATCTTCAAACGTTCGCTCCGAAGCAACTTTTAATTCGCGACCGCGAAAGTTTACTGGGAACGAACCAACACTTGACTGTGGTAACTGTGCCGCTTTACAAAGGAACGACGTAAGTTCTACATCACCGCCAGCATATGCAGGGTAGTTCAGTGTAACCTTGAATAGATTAGCACGAGCACCGCCGCCACGGAGTTTTGACTTAAAGTCATCTACACCTAAAATTGCCATTTCTATTCTCCTTATACAATTCCAACAACTTCTTCGAAGTCTACGCCAGTTCTAACTGCTACAAAGTTCAATGTAACATAGTTGATAGAACGCGCAGGTTTCACGAAGATAGATGCGACGAATGAATTGTTGTCGATAACATCAGGCGTGTTGTTTGTTTCGTCACAAACCACACGGAAGTCCGTGATACCACGACGACCCTTGATCTCACGCAGGAATGGTTCTACAATGTTAACAAACTCAGCACGAGTAAACTCGTCGTTGAATTCGAACATAACACCTTGCGCTGCTTGCTTGATAGCACGCTCCATCACTAGGAACAAACGACGAACGTTGATTCGGTCGAATGCTGATGGGCGACCCAACTTAGTCTTATCTCCATAGAGCAGGATACCCTGACCAGGAAGGTTGACGATTGGGTTAACAGATGCTTTGTACAGTACATCGCGCTGAGACTTAGTTGCGCTGTATGCCAATGAAGTCACACCGAGGTATTGACCGCGTCGTGAACCTGCTGGTGAAAACCATGGCGCAGAACTAAAGTCAGTCGATGCCATCAAACCTGCAGTTGAAGATGCTGCTGGGATGAACGCATACTCATCATTGTACTTGTCATAAACTTTCAAGAAGTTATTATCGAGTACAAGATATGACGATGCTACCTGTGCGTCTGCGAATGCTTTGACTGAAGCGACAACTGTCGTTGGATTGTTTACACCAACAACCGCAGAACGGTGAGGTGAAGAAACAACAACACAATCTTTACGATCTGTAGCAGTTGCCACAAGGTCAGTAATGATTGCTGTTTGATCTTCTTGATTTCCCATTTGAGGCGCGATCAAGAAATCTACCTGAATCGCATCAGCATCTTCGTATTGATCGAATGCTGTAATGTAATCGCCCTTACTGACTGTTACACCAGATTCACGGCCACCACGAGTAAGCGAGAAGTCAAGAACAGTATCTGTACCAGAAGCGCTATCCCATGCTGCAGCAGAAGTCAACTCTGCATCCGCTAGATCCGCACCCCATACATATGACGAACGATCGTTCAATACGTCAAGAATGTAGTTAGAAGATCCATCAACAGTCTTAGCATCTGTTGCCAATGAAACGAATGGGAATGTTTCTAGAACAGTACCCTTCGAACCAGTGAGAACGCCGCCTTCGTCGACAACTACAACGTGCACTTCATCGTATGCATCAGCACCGTCAGAAGACAGAGCAGCAACGTAAGATGAAGTTGTTGGAGCAGCGTCGAACGCGCCAGAGTATGCCCAGTTTTCGAATGCTGAATCAGCAGCAATCCCTGCATCTGAATCAAATGCTGTTGCTGGACAAATAGAAACTGCTAGAGAGTTACCGACTGAACCAGGATACTTTGCAATGATCTGGTTGTCGGTGAAATCACCGCCATCAAACGTATCGCGGTTCTTGACCTGAATGTCGATCGCTTCTGCCGCCGAGTCTTGTGTAGTTGCAAAGGTTGCTGCCGCACTGTAGTCAGAATCTGCTACTGCGCGAGTTACAAAGGTGTTTGTAGAATATTTGAGGAAGTATGCCGCAGACAAAAAGTCCGTGGAAGACGCTCCTCCTGAGAGAGAGGGTGCACCAAAATTCGCTGCCAATTCCGCTTCGTTACCGACAAGGATTGGTTGCTCCGCTGGTCCCCAATTAAAATCTCCGACTAACGCGCCAGTTGATGATGTAACTGCCGGAACAACACCCGACAGATCAATCTCTTTGACGACGATATTAGGAGACTCAGACAATTTGAGTGCCATAATCGTGTCCTTTTTTCGTTAAGTTATGATAAGATTTCATAATACGGTGTATTTCTTTCAATCATTGATTATTTATACTTAACGACTTTTAGAGATCATACGGGTCGAACAGTTGCCACGGTTCGTATTTCATCCTTTCTTGGTCTTCAATTTGCTGAATGGCATCGCTTCCGTCGTCGATAAAACCGAACGGAACGATGTCGTCTTCGATCTGTTTCATCTGCTGCTCGAACATCATTTGCTTCAGGTTGATGTCTGTCATATCAGAGAACATCTGGGTTGTGATAAAGTAACCCAGCATCACGAGGTTCATCATGAGATCGTCGTGGTTTCCTTCGCTCGCCTCGTACGACACTCCCTTGGATACAAAGGTAGATGCTTCGAGGATTGTCTGCTCGTCGATAATATCAAGTTTCTTTTCTTCAAGTAAATCTTTAATACCCGAGCAACCGAGACGCTTGACTCTCCGTGTCATCTCAATACCAATGGCGTTCGCTTTTACGGCAGACTCTACGTGCACATTCTCGTATTCCAGATCGTAGTACAGACCGTTGCACACGACTGCGCCCTGATCGTTCGACTCAATTACAACGTATGCATTGTTGTATGCTTTCGCGATTTTATATATAATATCAGGGAAGAGTATTGGAGAAATAGTGTTGTTCCGATACGCAGCGACCTGACGAAACGGGCGTGTGGCAATGTCGATAACTGTAAAAGTCGAATAGTCCTGTCCTCTTCCTTTCGCTACGTCAACAGTCATGAGATACTCATGATTTGGTTGTGTTTCTTCGTATACGTTGAGGCAACCATTCTCCAATACTTTGGTTGGTGGCAGTGCTCTAAGATTCAATAGGGTTTCTGCCCCAATCAAAGTATCCCCCGTTCCGAAGAACGTGTTTCCGAATTCCTGATCGAACTGCATCTGAGAGGTATTGGAAATCGTTTGGCGTTTCCATTCTTCATCTCGCCCAGGAACGTCCCACCAATTTACCGTGAATGCCTTGTACTCATTGACTTTCTGTACAGCACCTTCCCAGATCTTATGAAAGGTATTTCCTATTCCGTTCGCTGTAGAAGTGATAATAACTTTCGTGTCTTTACCAGAGGAGATAACAGGATAGGTCGAAGTGTAGAACTCAGCAGCACGCTCAACGAACGCAAACTCGTCCAGAAACAGAAGGTTAACAGACATACCACGAATAGAAGAACCACTAGTGGCAGCAGCAATAATGCGACTGTTATTACTAAACTCGATTGAACCTTTGTTAAGAGCACGGCAACCTGGCTGTAGAAAGAACGGTAGATTCTCAAGCGCCAAGGTAACTCGGGCGAGCATCTCTCTTGCTGTGGCGCCTTTATTAGCGAGTACAGCAATCGTCTTCTCAGGGTGAAATATAGCATACCATAATAGGTAAACAACGGATGAAATACTTTTACCGCTCTGTCGACAGGCGAGGACAATCGAGAAACGATTGTCGTTAAAGTGGTCGAACATATTTTCCTGATACGGGTAAAGGTCAAAGTTGACGAGACCTTTGTCGAGCGATATAATTTTGACATATGTCCTCGCAAAATACGAAGGATCTTTCATACATTTGGCATACTCAACAACTTGCTCTTCAGTCCATTGTTGTTGTACACCATCTCGTTTTACATTAATATTACCAAGGTAACTATCATTCATCCTGATCGCTAACATCAATCACCTTCTCATCATTTTGTTGCAGTATTCTCTGCAGGTCAGTGGTACTTCCTATGAAAACATTATTATTAGTGATTGCCTTTTGTTCTTCTTTCTTAGGATCGTTCGTAATTTCCATGTTCTTTTTATTTAGATCCATCAGTTTATCGGTCACATCAGCGATGTTCTTGATCATTCCGGAGAGCACTTCGAACGCACGTGGGTGCTCGCTCTCGCGCGCGACCTCCATCATTAGGTCCATCCCGCGTTTGCCGTTCTCGATCAAATCGAGATATGTATCTCGGGAAGTCTCGTAATCGTCTTTGATGTTTTTCTTATCTTGATCTGTCACGGTATTTCTCCCTCGCCTTCATATAGTTCAAATGCTTCAAGAAGCACGCTCCAACTGTCCGAATTATTCGAATTGGTTTTCTCTCGAACTTCGAATGTAACATAAAGATCAGCAGAGTAATTAGGATCAGTGACTGAAACAGTCCATGTCCTATTTTGATCAAGAGATTCCCATGCCCCGAAACTTCCAGTAACTACACCAGAGTAATAATTTCGAGTCGCCCTGATTTCATAGTCACCTGCGTTTGCAGGTAAATTTGTAGTTGGGTTTAACCAAGTCCCGACTGTGTTTGTGACGCTCTGATTAAACGGGTTTGAACTCATGATATCACCATCAGGTTCAAACCGAACTGTTGTTGTTACTGTTTGACTGGTTGACGTCGTAGTAATGCCAGAAGGCTTGCTTGAGATCTGTACCAAGTCAGTTTGAGTGGTGTCGTTAATATTAACGAGGCGATTTGCCAGCGTAGAACCTAAGTGTGAGTCAGAAACTTCGAACGTGTATGACTCGTCTTGCAGGTCATCGTTTTCTTCTATATCGACACGGAATGTTCCGGAATTAGAAGATACACTAAATGTTCCTGTTGCTTCATAAGTGGCACTGAAATCGTCAAAGGTTGCAGGTTGGGCGAAGTGGAAATCGTAACCAATTGGCAAAGAAGATAGCGGTATGGCACTACTCATCGTCACTCCTGATCCTGGAGAAATACCAACGATGGTACCAGGAATATCCGGAGTGTTAGATTCCATACCTGTTGCAAGGTTAGTTGTATCTTGCAAGTAAATGAAGAATGTTCCCTGCGGGCAGACCTGATCTGTTCTAACTGAGTATATATCTGTAGTCTTATAGTGGTATGTACCGTTCTGAATATTCGTCCCGCTGAAAGTGAAGTTAATTGTATCCCCTTCGTTTGCAGAGTCGTTTGTAAGGTCCGTAACGAGCGTTGCAGCGATAGTATCATCTGACAGAGTAAATGTATCAGTAGAAACAATCATGCCGCTGTGACTGTTTATTCGTGCAGTAATTGTACCGAGTTGATCTCCTTGACTGCTGTCAGAAGATATCGTGTCGAAATCAATGCTTGTACTACTACTCACCGACAACGTCTTTTGAGTTACAGGGAATCGACTCGTTACTCCTGAACCGGATATATCAAAGTACAAGAATTCAGTATCCCTAGTGTCAGCAGTTATCGTAGTCGTTAATGTCTCACCTTCTGTAATGTCTGGAGCAGTCAACGTGTACTGTGGCGTAGATGTGTCTGATATTACAATCGTGGGTGATACTGCTAACGCGCCACTAGAAGGCGTCCTAGAAACATAAAAATTGAATGACTCGTTGCCTTCTCGGATCTTATCCTGCTTTAATGAAGTGATGATTATACCGCTGCCTCCAGAAACAGTAAATGCCTGTTTTGAAGAACTCGGTGCATACCCAGAAATAAAATCGTCACTGGTTATGTTTGCGCCTTGAATCCAATAGTAGTATTGATCGTCCGAGTCTGTTGTGTCAAAGGATGCGCTGTATGAAATATATGACTCATCAATTTGATCACTATCAACTGTCAGATCATATGTTAGATTCCCGAGGATTGTATATTCCAAAGAAGTCAGTACAGTGCCTCCGGTAGAGGAGACGACTGCCGTAAATGTCTCTGGAGTCAGATCGCCGTTGACTGCAAACTGTAGGACAGGGTCAGGAGAACTTGTTCCTCCGGAGATAGTTACAGTTTGTGGCGCACCAACTGTAGGAACTGTTCCGGTAAAGTCTGCGGCATCAGTTTCCCCAAGAGTGACATAGAAATTCACATCCGAGTCAGTAATGTTTGTACCACCAATAGCATAAGAAACCGAATCGCCCTCAGCGGCAGTAAATGGCGAAGGCGTGATAGTGTAGACTGGATCCGCATCTAGCAAATTAAATCCATCATTATCAGTAAACCCAGAAGTAGATGTGAACGATACTTGCCCGTTAACAACTCCTTGGTATGCTGGGTCAAAAGATGTTCCTGATAGTGCGTAAGAATCATTGATCCCGCTTACCAAGAACGAACCAGAATTTGTAATAAGTCTGGAGTCTGAACTTGCAGCACCAGAAACGCTCCAGTTAATGGTCTCACCGATCGTGGTGGAATCCACTGCAAGTTGAGCGACAAGGTCGTTACCCTCGACAATACTACTTACCGAAAGATTGAATGTCGGTGCAGTTTCTTGCAAGAAGATACCCGTCGATCCTTTCTGAATACCGCCAATTGCTTCTGTCTGTAGCGCAACTGTAAATGTTTCCAACTCAAACGGTATTGTGTCAACTTTAGTTCTCAATGTAAACGATCCGCTGTCGTTTGATATTGAGAACGGTTCAGCATCTATTACTGATGGCGGAGGAGTAACAAAATCAGCATCGTTTGTATTTCCGTGAACAACATAATAAAACAGCGTCGTGTTTCCGTTGTTAGGAACGTTTGTCCCTTGAATATTAAACGTGATCAACTCTCCTTCGTTCGGAGTAGAATTGCTTGGTGTTATAGTGTATGCTGAAATAAGGTCTTGAAGATTGATCAACGATTCTGCTTTTGTTCTTCCCTCGTCATCTTTAACGATAACGTTGAACATTTCAGTGCCTTCCGTCTCGCTGGAGTCAACTCGAGTTGGAATCGAGAACCTACCGATCGCGGTTCCTGCACTGTCATTGATATCAAAATATCCAGGAGATAACTCGCTCGGCGGTGTCACCAAGAAATCAGAATCTGATGTTGAAATGTGTGAGATATAATAGAACAGCGCGGATGTATTATCTGGAACATCCGAACCGATTAGTGTGAAATCAAACGCAGTCCCTTCGAAGTCAGTAGATGATGGAGAGATAGACATAGAATACTCTGGGGTTGGTCTGTCAGTAACCGCAGAGTCTTGCATCATAATACTAGCAATCGATGTTGTTTCGCCGTCAATTAATACTTCTCCGGCAAGATACATTCCTGCCGGATGCGCAAACGTTTTAAAGATTTCTTTCCACTGAGAAATCGGAATACCAACACGAACCAACAATGCAAACGTTTGATAGAGTTTATCGTCTGTCAGGTATCGTAAGGAATTTGGACCTATTTGCGATTCGGTATCGCCAATCTTAAATATATTTTCTTTTGGGTATATGACTTCAGCGTCCAAACCATAGAACGAACGAAAGAACCATTCGATAGCAAAACGAGTTCCCTTTGAACGGAACATAATACTTGAGAAGTTAGCAGCAGCACGTAACTGCGTTTCGCGTTCTTCTTCTGTAGCATTTGGTTTGGAGAACCCTTGAAAGTATGCTTCACCCAGAAGTAGTTCGTCTTCGATAAATGAAAGAAGAGTAATGTCGGTTTCGTTTATATCGCGAGAAGCGAATAGGTGGTTAAGCATCTCTGCCGAAGAACCGTCAGAATCCATGAAATCATAATAACTTTCTAACAGAGAAATAAATTTTGGATAAGATGCTGCAAAGTATTCTGGAAGAATCCCTTGTATTTTTGCCGTACGAAGGTTTATGTGCCTTCGGTTTTTATCCAAAAAATGATTATGCATAATTATTCAGGTCTTGTTGGCCAAAATACTTCATCTAAACTTCTGACATTATCTAGGTTTTCTGTAATATCTCTTAACCCTTGACGATATACTGCCCATTCAGATTTAGATTCTTCTGATAAACCAGTGTCATCTAGTCTTGTCCAATCAGATAAACGAAGGTGCTTATCTCTTATTAATCGTATGTCTGTTAACAAATCTTCAGCGCTCCAAGACCAAGAAGATGTTTCCGCGTCCCAAGTACAATAATCATTTGGTCGTGATTCTCTAGTTTGCCATTCAGTCCCATCCCAATAATGAGTCTCTACCCACTCTGCAGGGTTAGGAATCGGGAAATCTATGTGTACTACTGTTCTGCCACTGGAATCCAATCCTTCTTCTGGGAGAACGCCAATAGCGTTCTGTAAGATGACGCATTCTTGTTCTCTTACATTTGCTACATGATATATTTTCATATTAGTCTGCCTATTAAAATTTGTGATGATATTCTTAGACCATAACTTGTTGTGGTAATTGAGGTCGCACCAGATCTCAAGTCTTCTTCTTGAAGATCCTCATAGTGGTAATATGCGGCGCACATTAAAGTTCGAAATGCAGGGCGAGATATAAAATATGCAGCATTCCATCGGTCAAGTTCTTGCCCTTGTCTACTGCCACTAGGCCAAACGTAATCATTACGGTTATAATATGTCCATGTAGCAGGAGTGATAGAATCTATTTTGCTTATAGACAAATATTCCCCAGAAGTTCCGTTCGGAAGGGCATTACATACGTTTGTATTGTATATATCAGGGTATGAATAAGAATTTAAAATTTGAAAATGTTTGTCACTTAAAACGCCCCTTGAATCAAATTGTGTGCTACCATCCTCATTGTAAATGACCAACCCATAGTCTGCTGTGCTGCCAATGTTGGCAGAAGGACAAATAACAAAATAATCTAAATTCGTTGATGTTTTTGTAGTAGAATTAACAGGGTTGCCATACTTGAATTGATATGTATTTCCCGAAGAATTTTCAGCAAAATAGTATCGGTTTGCTTCAGATAAGTTAGAGTTAGTAGGTTTTACAAATAAAATGTCCCCATTATTCAATGTAATTTCACTAGCAACGCCATAAGACCTTACAACATAACTGCTTAGTCCTTTGGTTGTATCAAACATTAACTGGCTTGATGAATTGTATACTTCTAATCCGTAACTCATTATCCAATCCTAAAAACCGTAAGGTCAAAATTTATACCAATAGTCGATGTATTGCTAACTGTTAAGGTATTTCCTGAAACAGAAGCGCTTACTCTATCACCATCAGCACTAGAAGTAGGAATAATTGCCGCTGTAACTTTAGTTGGGTCGCCTACATCATCAATTGTAACAGATTCGCTAGAGTTTGCACCTACAGTAAAATTGGTAACCGATATTGCTTCAGTATTTAGTATGACATGATAATCGTTTGCGAAAACAACATTTCCATCTTCATTACGAATTTCTAATCCATATCCAGTATCTGAAGGAGAAGGTTCTGGCCATGTTTCAACAGGTTCGTATAATACTCCCAACGTATAGTATGTGTTACTCCCCGACACATACTGTTGAGTGCCTTTATAGAAAGTTGTTCCTTCTTCGGTACGTTCATCAGTACTAGATGGACCAGAAAAACTTATCTGTTGCCCATCAAAGCTAATAATGTGATAACCCACATCTGACCTATACCTCCAACTGAATTCGGGATATTCCAACCAATTTACTGTGCCAGATTCTGGCGATGGTTCTGGTTCTGGTTCTGGCGATGGTTCTGGTTCTGGCGATGGTTCTGGTTCTGGCGATGGTTCTGGTTCTGGCGATGGTTCAGAACCAGAACGGTCGACCGAATATATTTTTCCACCGCCGTAATCAGTAAAATCAATTTCCCATGTAGTTGGTCTGGTGTAAGTCAGCCCGCCAATAGTATATGAAGTGCCACTGATGCTAACATTTTCTGCTACATAAACATCATTCCACATAATAGAAGATGTGTCATTAGCGTTGACGCGCCAAAAATATGCTGGTGATTGTGCACTATATGCCATTGTTACATAAACTCATAATTATTCGCCGTTAGCATTAAGTTCTGCTATTGTCAGGTTTCCAAGTTTCACTCGAAGCGTTCTGGTGCCTCCAGTAATTTCAAAAATTTGAATAACATCTGGAGTAATGATAGTTTGACCACCGTTTTGTGATGCATCTACTATCGCAGAAGTCACAAACTTATCAGCAGTTACAGTCCCGTCTACCAGCAAATTACCATCAATAACTTCCTGTTGTTCTACCCAAGCGGATCCGCTGTAAATCCATACGGATTGTGCATCCGGAGCATTTAAGTCCCCTTGATAGAACCACGCCTGATCGCCAGAGACAACATCACCGGCAGATCCTGCTGCCCCGTCAGCGTAGATACCTGTTTCCCATGCTTTCTGGGCATCGCTGTTACTGTTAGGAAGTCTGCCATCAGTACCGCTAGCATAATCAACGCCATCAACATCGATATGCCATCTTCCTGGTCCTCTTGAACCCTCGGTTGGCGCTGAACTTGTACCGTCTACAATGATAGGAATAGTGATTTCGTCAACCTTCGCTAACGGACTACCGACCCACATTTCTGCACGAATCTGATCTGTGTTATCAGCAACAGTGTACTGCCTTGACGCAGTCGCTCGAGAAGAACTTTGATGTTCTGACTCAGAACCGCCATCCGGAGTAACGTAAATGCGAATCTGACCATAGTTGCCTGTTGTTTGAGGATCGTTTCCAATTACTCTTGCCTGTGTAAAGGTAACTGCTGCAGGAGCATGTGTAGTTCCTGCTGTATCTTCACGAACAACCGCTGTACTTGAAAGCAAACGGTGTATCGTTAATGGATCAGGCGGATCAACTGGATCAGCATCTTCTCCGTCATTGACAACAGGGACTGTTTCCTCGTCAACTTTCGCACCGTCAACCCACATCTCTGTTCGAATCTGCTTGACGCCATCAGCAATGGTATACGACCTTGACTGCGCATCTCTACCCGAACTTGCATATTCAGATTCTGAACCAGCAGAGTTAGTGACGAAAATTCTCAATTCACCATAGTTTCCGTTGGTTTGTGCGCCATTACCGATTACTTTTGCCTGTGTAAATGTAACACTAGGAGGTACGTGCGTCTCTCCGGCGAAATCTGCTTTGACTACATTCGCACTTGTTAGCAAACGATACACTACTGCCGGAGAACCGTTTTCACCTGCCTTTACTTTAGTCAACGTGAAGGTTTCAGTTCTACCAAGCGCAATAAAGGTGACAGTCGCAGTATCGACGTTCTTACCCATATGAGTAATAGTGATCGTTCTCCCGTCAGTGGAAATATCATAAGAGAAATTATCGTCAAGGTTCCCATTGTTCGTTCCAGTCGCTGGAACCTTAGTCCTTACAATATTTTCTGCAGTAGGAGTTACATCATCAGCGCCATCATATACCGTAAATGTTGTGGTGGCGCCAGTGTAGTTGTACGGAACTCCATCATTGGCAGCGGCGATACTGTGATTTTCGTTGGTCAAGTCTGATACGAAACCAGAACCATCCACACCATCGATGGACTTAGCAATTGAATATTTTTTATCTAGAGTCAAATCGGCATCTGCTTTGGCAACTAATTCTTTCGGAACTGTCACTTCGAATACTGCTGATGCAACAAACGCAGTTTCTTCTAGAGAAGTAACAGAATACTCACCAGTAGCAGCGTCGATAGCAAAAACACCGCCAGTAGAATTAGCGTTATCCCAAGCGAATGAGCATTCGCTGGTAATCTCAGTTATGCCACGGAAGACCTTGAAGTTACCGCCAGCAGTGCTATAACTTCCATCCTTTGGATTCACTGCTGTTTTAGTCGAATCTGATTGATTGCGTAAGAACGGTTCAACGTGAGACTCGTTTGTCAAGAATCCAGTAATCGATGTGCCGTCTGCAAGACCATACATAGTGACGTAATCTCTTGCAACAACTGTAGTATAATCCGTGCCTTCAAATGCCTCAACAGTAATTACTGCAGTTGATTGTATGTCTGGTAATTGACCTTCCCCTGACAATATAACATAGGCATCACTTGTTGTGCCGCTCGCAGGTTTAATTTGCGTCTTGGTTGCACCAGGACCATCTTTGACATAGAACTTATATGTAATTCCTGCATCAAATCCCTGTTGATCAACAACGTTAAATCTAAATTCTTGCCCAGCAATTGGCAGTCCATCTTCGCCATAGCGATAGACCTGACCATTAACAGGTTCAAGTTTTACAGCACGCGCGTTTTGTCCGTTAACACCGCCATTTAGTCCAGGAGGACCACTTCTTCCGCGGAATGACTTAGCAACTGAGAACTGCTTCTCGATGACAACATCTTCTTCAGTTGTCGGAATCATTGACGCAGGAACAGTAGCGGTCAACGTTGCTGAACCTTTCGGCGTAGATACCTCATCGAATGATTGCAGTCTGTATTTCCCAGGAACGTTATCATAGTTCATCAGAACATTGATTCCGGTGTTTTCGGTAATGCTAAAATCGCCTGACGTCAGATCACCAGTAATGTCAGTTGTTCCGAGATATACTTTAAACAGACCGCCAGCATCGTTCAGATGAATTTGATTACCGTCGTCATCCAGAATAATTGGCAGCGAACCATCTGAGTCTGCTGGTTCAACGTGTGTTTCGTTAGTTAGGAATCCTGTAACTGAGAACCCGTTAGTAAGACCATACAGAGAAATGATATCCTGAGCAACTTCTATTTCATTACCGTCTTCGTCAGTCTCATACATTTCGCATAGGAGAACTCGTACCTGCTTGACTGTCGGTTCTTCGTTGTCAGGAAGAGTAAAGTCCACCGAGTCGCTGTTCTGTAGTAATGCCTGTGGAGTTTCAAACGCAGCATCATTTTCAGTTGCGTTCTTAATTTTCCAGCGATAAGAAACAGGACCAGTTACGTTTTCTGGTACTGCTTTGAAAGTTAGTTCGTCAAGTTCAACACCTTCTTCGTCATATCGAACAACCTGCCCGTTAAGCGGCAATACTTTTACTGTACGAGCATTGATACCGTTCGCACCGTCTCGACCTGAACCACCGATTAGTTTAGCGATACTGTATTTCTTAGTTACTGTTATTCCGGTATCTGCATTAGGAATTAATGATTTCGGTACAGCAACATTCAGTTCAACACTACCCTTGTCTGTCGCCAGAGAATTGAATGAATTAATCTTGTACTCACCAGTTGAAAGGATTTCTGATGTGATACCAAGTTCAGTTCCTTTAGAATATGTTAGGCTGTTGTCGCCAGTGATATCTGTCACGCCAACGAAAACCTTTAAGAAACCACCTGCATCTGTCAGATCACCAGTCAACTTACCGGCAGAGTCGGCAGGTTCGGTGTGTACTTCGTTCGTCAAGAACGCAGTTACAGCATCAATACCATCGACGCCGTCTTTGATGCCATAGACTGTTACATAATCGTTTGCTCTTTTATCTTCGCCAGAGGTAACAGTGACTTTGATGTTTTTGTTTTCATCATATTGCGGTTCATCGCCATCGGCAAGGAAAAATCTAGCAGAGTCTACGAAATGGGAAATAGAATTTTTAAGTTCGCCGTCGACAAAGAAATCAAAATTAATTTCTTCGACGCCAAAGTTCTCTGTTACTGCACGAAACTCCAGTGTGTCGTTTTCTGTAATTCCGTTCTTCTCATAACGGATTACTTGACCGCTCAGCGGTTCAAGTTTTACAAACGCAGGTGCTGAGTCTGCTGTGTCATCGTCTCGATTACCTAAGTCGCTGAGGTCGATATTACCTAATGTATGAGAAACATAGGAACGTACAGCACCTGCTGTAGGAAGAACAGAATCTTCAACCAAGAGATCATTTACATTATCGACGAATCCATTAACAGAGATATCTTTCGCATGATCCTTTAACATACCGAATGTAATTGATCCGGTAGTTCGGATGTCACCGTCAAGGAGAATATCGTTGTTTACGATAAGGTCTTGATTGATAATGGCGTTTGGTCCATCGTCAGCGATATTCCTAGAGAGACCATAGAGGAGATCTTTCTTGCGCGTAACCTTAGTTTTGTTGCCGTCGCTTTTATCGTTAACAATCAGAACATCATCATCTGCTACATCTCGGAGTTCGTCAAGTTGTGAAATTCGTACGTCTGTCATTTTTCTGATAATCCCAAAAAATTATATACGGTTATTTATACGTGTTACAAAAGAAAAAGGGGACCGAAGTCCCCTTGATTGAGTATGTTGTTTCTATGGTAATTCCATGATACCAACTTTAGATCCGAAGTAACCGCCATCATGACCCGAAAGTCTTCCGATCAGATTAAGGTTTCCGTCATAGAGATACACATCACCGTAGTTCGGACCTTCAGCGCTGCCTAGCCATTCACCGATAGCAATCAATTCATTACCGTCAGTACCATGAACTGCGATAGAACCCTTAAATTGTCCGAAGTAATTGGACTGACCAGTTATAGTTCCGACTGAATTACCATTCTTGTCATAAACATATACATTAGAAGAACCTTCTGCGCCAACAACAATTCTGTTGCCAGAAACATCGATAGCAGAACCAAACTTCGCGTAATTACCTAAAGGCGAATCAATCTTCGTAATCAAACTCAGATTATGGTTGTAGATCGAAACGCTTCCTTTGTAGTTTGAGTTCGCACCTTGGTTATCGTAGAAACTTCCATCGACAACCCTGTCAGTACTGACAGCAAGGTTTGCGCCAATCATTTCACTAGTAACACCATGAATTTGCGCTTCTTGGTTACCATTACTCAGACGATACTTCGTGATCTCACCAGTGTAAGTTCCGCCATAATCTCTGGTTCTATGACCTACGAAAATGTGCGAATTAGACATTGCCATGGAGTCTCCGATGAAACCGTCAGTCTCCGAACCAACTTTATACCATTGCTGCGCGCCATTATTGTATACAACAACTCTTCCCCTATTACTATCTACACCAGACACTTTAATCGCAACATATGGATTACTCTGTTCTGGTTGAACTGCAATCCCCTGACCAAACAAGTGACCCATGTAACCAAGGGTATTCGGATCATATGTCCTGTCTATAATGCCGTTTTGAGCATTATAGACATACACCTTTCCAATGTCCTTCGAAGAAGCTACAAACTTATTTAATCCAACACCAAATGCCATCACTTGATTCTGACCAGACAGATATTGATTAGAGTCGCTGGTTGGTGGTGTAATCTTAGTGAACGAATTATTTTCGTACATATAAACTGCACCAGCATTTGACCCTGCTTCATCATCATAGGCAGCACCCACAACGATCGTCTTTCCTGTCAACAATGGATGATCAGGCATCACCGACTCCTGAACTGTAAAGGCAGAAGTCGTCGTCGTAGCATTACCATTCGCATCAGTCGCAGTAAATCTCATTGAGAACGAAGTCGCTTCGCTTCCTGGCGTTACTGTGAACACGTTATCAGATTGTGCTACGGTAGTGCCGTTGAGTGCAGATGTTGGAGAAATATCAAATATCTTAACCACTTCTGATCCAAAAGTATCGCCTTCAGCACCATCAAACGCAGTCAATATCGTTGGTGTAGCAGATAAGTCGTTGGCGTCATAAACGTATGTGGAACCTGTATTATTATTATCACCATACGCCGCAACAACAATATTATCATCATTGACTGATACAGAGTATCCAAATCTATCATCTGAAGTTGGTTCATTTGTAGGATCTAGTCGACCCAGATAGAAACTTGAATTTGGATTTAGGTCATCTTGGTAATTCGCATATTCAGGAAGATTGGCCAGATCATAAACGTAAGCTTTGCTCTGGTCTGAAGCACCGACAACAAGTTTATTATCACTTAGTCCAACTGATACACCAAACTTATGGGATGCGTATCCATAAATTGTTGTTTCTGGGGTTGATGATAGATTATTGAGATCGTAAACATAAACAAGACCGGCAATCCACCCACCGACTGCAAGTTTTTCTTCGTTGGCGCTCAATGCTTTACCGAAGTATGCCGTAGTGCTCGCCTGATGCTCAATTTCAGTAACAAGAGATAATGAATCAATATCATAAACATAAACCGATCCAGCTCTATTACCGCCGTGATTATTGAATGGATCAGAAACAAAGATATAATTCGAATTCGACGTAACTTTGTCACCAAAGTCATTTGTTTCGCCCGTTAATATCGTTGGAGTCGCAGTGAGGTCATTGGCATCATAGACATAAACTTTACCCACCGCTCTGCTAGAAATAATTACTTTATCAGAAGATGAGGTGACTGAATATCCAAATTTATTTCCTGATGCTCCATCAGGTGCAGTAATTTTTGTCGGCGAAATAGATAGATCAGTCATATCGTAAACGAAAGCTGCACCAGCATCGTTGCCTAACGTATCATCACCATCAGCAGTAACAATAAGGTTGTCTCCAATTATTTCGAAATCCCTTCCAAAGAAATTTGTGGCACCTGCTGGAGTATCTAACTTAGTCGGAGTTGCAGATAAATCTGATGAGTTATAGATATAGACCGAACCATCGTATCCATCATCTCCAAGGGCGGCAACCACCACATAACCCGAAGATCCACCAAGAACCTCTTCAAACGACCAAGTAATTGCGTCACCTTCTACATCAGATCCAGCAGCAGTAATTACCTCAGCATCTCCACCCGCACTTAACAAGTACGAAGATTCAATACCAGCAACAACTGGTGCTTGGTTGACGTAATCCAGTGTGAAGTCAGAAGTTACTGAAGTCACATTGCCAGCAGTATCAGTTGCTTTAAAGGTCAACTGGAAGTCAGCATCTTGCATTCCTGGAGTCACAGTGAACACGTTATCAGATTGCGCTACAGTAGTGTCGTTGAGTGCAGATGTAGAAGAAATTGCAGCAACTGATAAACCGAATTGATCACTCTCAGCACCATCAAATGCTGTTAGTTTAGTTGGTTGCGCTGACAGATCATTTAGGTCGTAGACATAAACTGAACCAGAACTAGATCCTCTGTCGTCGTCAGCAATTGCACCAACGATGATCTTATCATCAGCAGCAGCAACTGTAACTCCGAATTGATCACCCGCAGCAGCATCAAACGCTGTCGTCTTAGTTGGTTGAGCAGATAGATCGTTGGCATCGTAGACATAGACTGATCCAGAGGTTTCTCCGTTGTCGTCGTCGAAATATGCACCAACAACTATCTTGTCATCAGTAACAGCAACTGAACAACCGAATCTATCACCCGCAGCACCATCAAACGCAGTTAGTTTCGTTGGTTGAGCAGAAAGATCATTAGCATCGTAGACATAAACTGAACCAGAATCCGTCCCGTTGTCGTCATCAAAACGTGCACCAACGACGATCTTGTCATCAGTAACAGCAACTGAATTTCCGAATTGATCGCCCTCAGCACCATCAAAGGCAGTTAGTTTTGTTGGTTGTGCAGATAGGTCATTGGCGTCATAGACGTAAACAGAACCAGAGTTAGACCCATTGTCGTCATCAAGATTTGCACCAACAACTATCTTATCAGCAGTAGCAGCAATTGAATATCCGAAGTAATCATTCGCAGCAGCATCAAACGCTGTTAGTTTCGTTGGTTGAGCAGAAAGATCGTTGGCATCATAGACATAGACCGAACCTGAATTAGATCCGTTGTCGTTGTCGAGATATACACCAACGAAGATCTGATCAGCAGTAGCAGAAACTTTAGAACCGAATCGTTCATCCGCAGCACCATCAAACGCTGTTAGTTTTGTTGGTTGTGCAGAAAGATCATTGGCGTCATAGACATAGACTGAACCAGAGTTAGATCCGTTGTCGTCGTCGAAAAATGCACCAACGACGATCTTGTCATCAGTAACAGCAACTGAACAACCGAAATGATCATTCGCAGCAGCATCAAACGCAGTTAGTTTAGTCGGTTGAGCAGAAAGGTCATTGGCGTCATAGACATAAACTGAACCAGAGTTTGTTCCGTTGTCGTCGTTATATGCACCAACAACCACATAATTTGCACCAGAAATTACTTCCTCAAACGACCAAGTGATCGCATCACCTTCTGGATCAGTTGCAGCAGCAGTAATTACAGTGTCCTGACCTTGTGTCAGTGTATATGCTGCATCAATGCCAGCGACCGATGGTGCTTGGTTCTGGTAATCCAGTGTGAAGTCAGAAGTTACTGAAGTCGCATTACCTTCTGAGTCAGTCGCTGTAATGCGCAACTGGAAGTCAGCATCTTGCATTCCTGGAGTTACCGTGAACACGTTATCAGACTGTGATACAGTAGTGCCGTTGAGTGCAGATGACGCAGAAATTGCAGCAATTGAATATCCGAAGTAATCATTCGCAGCAGCATCAAACGCAGTTAGTTTCGCTGGTTGAGCAGAAAGGTTGTTCGCGTCAAAGACGTAAACAGAACCAGAGTCAGATCCGTTGTCGTCGTCGCCATATGCTCCAACAATGATCTTATCATCAGTAGCGGAAACTGAAACACCGAAGTAATCATCCGCAGCACCATCAAATGCTGTTAGTTTATTCGGTTGAGCAGACAGATCATTTGCGTCAAAGACATAGACTGAACCAGAATTAGTTGCGTTGTCGTCGTCGCCATATGCACCAACAAAGATCTTGTCGCTAGTAGTTGCAACTGAGGAACCGAAATAATCATCCGCAGCACCATCAAACGCAGTTAGTTTAGTTGGTTGTGCAGAAAGATCATTGGCGTCAAAGACATAGACTGAACCAGAATCAGTTCCGTTGTCGTCATCTCGTTGTGCACCAACGACGATCTTATCGGCAGTAGTAGAAATACTATATCCGAATTGATCACTCGCAGCACCATCGAATGCTGTTAGTTTCGTTGGTGTAGCAGAAAGGTCATTTGCGTCATAAACATATACTGAACCCGATCCAGATCCATTGTCGTCATCAACATATGCACCAACGACGATCTTATCGGCAGTAGTAGAAATACTATATCCGAACGAATCATTCGCAGCACCATCAAACGCTGTTAGTTTTGTTGGTTGTGCTGACAGGTTATTTGCGTCAAAGACATAAACCGATCCAGTAAAAGAATTATCACCCCATGCACCAACAATTATCTTATCGCCGTTGACAGCAACTGAGTAACCGAATCTATCCTCTGCAGCACCGTCAAACGCTGTTAGTTTGGTCGGTTGTGCTGAAAGATTGTTCGCGTCATAAACGTAGACTGCACCAGTGTAATCCCCGTCGACAGCATATGCTCCGACAACGATGTTATCAGCAGTAACAGCAATTGAATTACCGAAACTATGGTAGGCATCACCATCGAATGCTGTTAGTTTAGTTGGTGAAGCAGATAAATCATTCGCGTCATAAACGTAAACTGAACCAGAGTTAGATCCGTTGTCGTCATCAGCGTATGCTCCAACAATCACATAACTTGTACCTGTCGCAACTTCCTCAAACGACCAAGTAATCGCATCACCTTCTGGGTCAGTTCCGATTGCTGTGATCACAGTGTCCTGACCTTGTGTCAGTGTATATGCTGCATCAATGCCAGCGACCGCTGGTGCTTGGTTGACAAAGTCATAAGCGAACGTTGATGTGACCGAAGTCGCATTACCTTCGCTGTCGGTCGCTGTAATACGCAACGTGAAGTCAGCAGAAGCAGTTCCTGGAGTCACAGTGAATACGTTATCAGATTGTGTTACTGTGACACCGTTGAGACCTGAAGGAAGCGATGATATCGCTATTTGATTTCCAAACTTATCGCCCGCTGCGGCATCAGATGGAATAATTGTTGTCGGACTAACAGACAAATCAGTCGCGTCATAAACAAAAACTGTATTGCTATCCGAGGCTCCGACGAAAAGACTGTTGTCGATTAACCTAATTGACGCACCAAGACCTCTTTGTGGTCCATCATTGATATCGCCGATTTCTTTATTTACTTTGACTGGTGCTGCAGAAAGATCGCTTCTATCAAATCTATAGAATGCTTCCCCTGGTCCCGCATTTGCGCCAACAAAAATATAGTCAGAATTAACTTCGATCGCATTACCGAACATTCTCATTCCTGAAATTCCGTCGTTCGCTTCGAGCACAGTCGGTGCGGCACCTAAGTTATTCGCATCATAGACATAAACCTTTCCAGCATTACTATTAGCGCGTTGAGATCCAACTATGATTACGTCGTCAAATACTCGAACGGTAGAACCCATAAAACTGGATCCTGATTGAGTCAACTTTGTTGGTGTTGCAGATAGATTACTTACATCGTAAACATAAGCAGCACCATCAAAACTATTGTCATCATATGCTCCTACGACCATATAATTATCATCAGCGTCTATACTTGCCACGTATCCGTCTACGCCCACACCACCATATACAGAGTTATCTGGTGTTAACTTTGTTGGTGTTGCTGTCAGATCATTAATGTCATAGACGTAAATCGCTCCTGCTTCATCAGCAGCATCGTCATCATTTGGAGAAGTAATGAAAATGTAATTACTATTCGTGGCAACCGAATTTCCAAAACGATCGTCGGCACCACCTTCTTCTAATTTGATTGGTGCTGCAGACAAGTCTGTTAAATCATAGACATAGACTGAACCAGAGTTCACTTCAGGGTTGTCGTCATGCGCTGCACCAACTACAAGTTTGTTTTGAGATATAGAAACCGAATAACCGAATCGATCATGCGCTTCTGGTTCTGGATTAGATAGTTTAATCGGTTGTGCCGATAAGTCGCTGGAATCGTAAACATAAACCGAACCCGAACTGGACGCAACGTCGTCGTCTGCATCAGCAGTAACAGCAATATATCTTGATCCTGACATTACCTCTTCAAACGACCAAGTGATCGCATCGCCTTCTGGATCGACCCCAGTAGCAGTGATCACAGTGTCCTGACCTTGAGTCAGTGTATATGCTGCGTCAATGCCAGCGACAGATGGTGCTTGGTTCTGGTAATCAAAGTCGAACGTTGGTGTGACCGAAGTTGCGTTACCTTCGCTGTCGGTCGCTGTAATACGCAACGTGAAGTCAGCAGAAGCAGTTCCTGGAGTCACAGTGAATACGTTATCAGATTGTGTTACTGTGACACCGTTGAGAGCAGATGGTGCTGGGTATCCTACCATATCTCCTGTAAAGTTAGCATACTCTTCGGATCCAGCAATTTCTTGAGGAGCAGAACTTAAATCAGTTCCGTCGTATACAAACAATCTGCCTGTGGAATTATTTACATCTGCTTCTCCAACAAACAGATTATCTCCAACGATTGCAAGGTCATCCCCGAAAGCACCACCAGCGCCGTCATTAAGAACAACTGGTGCAGCAGAAAGGTCAGTCATGTCAAATACATGAACCGTGCGAGTGTTGCCGCGCTTTTGAACCATCAAATACTTCGAAGAAACTGCAAGGAATTTTCCAAAATAATCGTTGCTAGACCTGTTTGAAGCGGTCACAATCGCCTGAGGCGAAGACAAATCGTTGAGGTCATAGACATACACAGTTCCTGCATGCGTCAAACTTCCCTCATAACCGTATGCTGAACTGAACACTAAATGCGTTTCAGTGACTTCCATCCAACCGTTGTCTAAACTAACATTCATCGGATTGTTTATAACTGTAGGTGCAGCAGACAAATCGTTAGTGTCCCAGACCTGCACTATACCATATGATTCGTTTAAAGCACGTTCTTGCGTTGCAAATAATTTGTTTCCTGCAACTTTAATAGTCTTAGCGAATTGTTCGTGACTTTTGGCACTGCTGGAATAAACTAACGTTGGACTCGCATTTAAATCGTTCAAATCATAAACAGTTATTTGACCAACATTGTTGTTTTGATCTGGTTGACCGACATATAGTTTATTGTCAAATAATGCAGTTGAATCAACTGAAGGGTTATTTGGTATTTCGATAGGTTCTGCAGATAAATCGCTAAGGTCGTAGACCCATGCAGTCGTTCCCGCCATACCTGCAAATTTTCCGCTACCAACAGACAACTTAGACAAACCCTTCGGTAAGGTAGTCACAAGATTCATTGTAGATGAGTCATAAACCCGAGTATTGCTTCCATCTTTCACGAAAACGTATGATTCGCCCACTTCTTCAAACGACCAAGTGATCGCATCACCTTCTGGATCG